ATAGTAGGATACTGCATGATCACACCGAGTGTATCATCGAACTTGATGACCAAGTTATGATCATCGCTAAATGTAACTTCTAGAGCATCTAGATCAACGACAAACTCATAGATCTTACTGTCAGTATTATCACGATATCGAAGCTCGACCTCATTGCCTACAGATTTGGCACGGATCTTTAGGAAGCAGTACTCTAGATCAAAAGCAGGCAATAGGCCGATATCCTTTGGTAGGTCTAACATACAGTTATTGACGATCTGACGAATAGCTCGAAGACGATCAGCAGTCGCTTCACTCTCTTGAGCGATCAATAGAAGTTTCTCTTCTTTAACTGTAAACGGTCTAAATGTCAATTTAGATTTATCAGAAGGTAGAGTCAATTCAAAAATTGGATATTTAATCTTAGGCAAAGACATACTATAGATCTCCTATTATGGTTTAGTTGTCACTGGTTGTACTGGAATTCCAGTCTTCTGAGATGGTTGAAGCGGTGCACCACTATAACTACCACCACGAACTTGTTGTCTAGGTGCCGGTTGTGCTGGTCGTTGTTGAGTATAAACACGATATTTAAATGATATTGGAATAAGAACAATATTATCTATGGATCCCCAACTAAAGTCCACATTACCGATTGCCTCTGGGAATACATCATAGAAAGTGTATATGATGATCATGTTACCTTCAGAGTCGTAGTGCTTTATAGTTACAATAGGTGCAACGTATTCATTACGATAAGATACTTGAAAGCTATTGTCTTGGCCACCTATAATACCATAGATACCATCAGTCCAGTCTTTGAACATCTGAAGAAGTTCGGCTTTACCGTCACTAAAGAAGTTTACATTAAGATCTGCAAATGACACATTAAGTGGGAAGTACTCTTCATACGTAGTACCACCACGGCGAATTGCAGTAGTTTTTATAGTGACTCCTGGAATGTTGACTGATGATGCAGCCATGGTCAATAGCGGTTCATTATTAAAGTACTTCTGTTTCAAGAATGCAGGTAAGGTGAACTCTACTTCAAAGTGAGTAGCTCGGCCGAACCCATTATTCTGTGAGAACTTACTGACGAAACTGTTTGGATTAAACGCCATTACTTTAGTGCTTTCCTGCTATCTGACCAGACTTGAGAATTAGTTGCGCCTTGGAAGCTCTCGGTTGGGAGGAACAAGGCAATGTCCCACGTGTTAGGAGACACTAAGATAAACTTAGATCTGAACTGTGAGTACAAATATCTCTTGATACATGGTTTAAAGTCACTGAATTGGGTTGCAGAATTAAGTATGTTATAGCTGATCTTGATCTTAGCCATATCAGTTAGAGCTGGATCATTCACCTTAGAATATAGAGCATCCATCAATAGAGCTCTCAACTGCGGTTGAAGGTAGTGAAAGTTAATTCCTAAGAATCCGTCATTCAACATCTTGAATGGAAAGATTAATGGGAATGCATCGTAGTAGGGTAGTGTAGCTTTATGTTTAGCTTCATAGGCAAACATGTACATACTACCTGGAACTACAGAAGTTCTGATCTGAGATGTCTCTTTAAGTAATCTATCTGTAGATAGAGAATTATAGGTGCGCGCAGTACTTCGAAACCACTTAATAGATGCCGGATCACGGCCAGGCACTCTACCTGTACGCATGCCCTTCTTGAGTATATCACCGAAGATATACTTTGAAGTAGGCGGTCCCCAGTTCATCCAGGGAGTAGCGTTATTGATCTTTGTGGCCATTAGTGGTTGAGTCCTAATTCTTTCTCGGTGACTATCTGAAAGTCCCAGCCTCTAGCTTCACAATAAGCTTCAGCGAACTGCCATTTAGCTTTATTTATCACATACGTCTTGATCTCTGTAATATACCTATTACGGTTCTTATTAGGTCTAGGTTCTTGAGTCTCTTTAAATGGTTTAATCTCTATTAAAGATTCTTTTATAGTACCATCGGCCCTTTTGATCTTGACCCAGAAGTCTACGAAGTACCTATGCACTCGGTTATCGATCGGTGACTTATATGGTACTACTATCTCTTCAGAGGACCATGAGATTACGTCTGCATGGCTATCTAAATAAGACATGAATCGGCTCTCCCAACGAGATCTATAGATGATGTTCGTTGGATCTCCGTTGTACTTCTTAGGATTATTTGGTTTGAACTTGCCTTGATATGCCATGATTTTACTATAAATATAATGAATCTACCTTCTATTTATTAGGAACCAATATATGTCAGTAGGACAAGCAGCACATCCATCTACAGCTATTAAGAAAAGTAAAGAGAGTGCGCAGCCATCTCGCTTGCAGTTTCCCTATGACTATACTTTAGATAATAACTGGTGTGCAATCACATTTTATGAATATGCACGTGGCAATCCGCTTCAACCTCCTAAGAAAGAAAATGGCCAAGCAATATATCTACCAATCCCGTTCTCTGGAATGGAAGACAATATCAATTTAGATTATAGTAAAGACGCTTTAGGTGCTGCTATCGGCGGTGCACTAGGTTCAGCCGGTGGTCCTGGCGGATTTGTTCAAAAGGCTGCATCATGGTGGGCTGGCGCTGGTCTTGGTCTAGCTACTACAGCCGCTGGTGCTGTCGCCGATGCTTATGGCGGTAAAGCTGGTAAAGCTGCAGCTGATCAAGCCTTGGGTGTTGTCAATAATCCTAATATGTCTCTATCCTTTAAAGGTGTTGATCTTAGAACGCATACATTCTCATGGAGACTTATAGCTAAGACTCCAGAAGAGAGTGGTATTATTGAGAAGATATTGAATACATTTAAAACATCTGCTTTACCAAGAAAAACATTGGGTGCATCTGTTCAACTATCATATCCTAAGATAGCATATATCGAGTTTTCTCCTAGAGATATTATTAAGGTCAGTCGGCTTGGTTGCTTCCTAGATTCAGTAAGCATAAAGTATGATGGCGATGGTCACCCAGCATTCTATAAAGGAACTGGTGATCCAGTTATTGTTGATCTTACATTACACTTTACTGAACGTACTATTATGACTGCTGAAGATTTTATGGATGAAAATGCATTATCTACTCAACGTAGCAAGAATAATGGTGCAATCATTGGTGCATCTATTGGTACTCTGGGTGGTGCTATTGGTATAGTAGTCGGCGGTGCAATTGGTGCAGCCATTGGTGCTAGTTCAAAACCTTCTACAAATAATAAGGGCAAGGTATAATGGCTCAATATTTTAATGTATTTCCTAATATTAATTATAACGGAGTCATTGCTAAGAATATTACTATGCGAGCTGGGATTCTTGATACATTTAAGAATACTGCTACTAATTTCTACGCATATACTGTATCGGATGGACAGACTGCAGATTCTATAGCCTATGATTATTACGGGGATCCTAACTATGTATGGATCATCTATTATTGTAATGATATTCTTGATCCTTATTATGATTGGCCAATGGATACGGCAGACTTTGAAAAGTTCTTAATTAAGAAGTATGGTAGTCTTGCTGCATCTAAAGAGACTATCTTATTCTATAAGAAGAAACCAGTCAATTATTATGTCAATGATCTATCTAATGAATACATATTGGCATCAGCATATGACCCTAATGTCAATGGGTATGGTTGGTCGTTGATTACATTAGATGATGATATTCGAATCTCTAGTGCTGGTGCTGTAGATCCTGCAGTTTGGTCAGAAGTAGATGCGTATACCTATGAGACTGAAGTCAATAACAATAAGAGATTGATTAGATTATTGGATGTCAGTCTTATAGCTAGTGTCGAGAGACAGTTTAGAGAGATCATGAATGGCTGAAACTAATAGTAATGTCAGTGGTAACTCTAACTATCGTGGCCACGGTACACTCAAATCTATGTCTGCTGTTATAAAGAATGTTAATAATAGTAAGTCACTAGACGTATCATCTATTATTATCGATATAGCCATATACGAAGATATCTTTGCCAAGACTATGTACGGAGTTGTGGCCATCAAAGATGGTATCAATTTAATGAATGGTATGACCAAGGATAAAACTGGTGGTACAGTTCCATTCCCTATAGTAGGTGAAGAGTACATTGAATTTACCTATGAAGTCATTGGGTTTAAACCTATTACAAGACGCTTTGCTATCAACGCAATTAAGCAAGTCAAGATAAATGAATCGCTTACTACTCGTGACTACGTTATCGAATTTTGTTCTGAAGAGCACCTAATTGATTCTACACTGTTAGTTCAAAAGAGTTATCAGGATCAGATCTCTAATATGGTTGAGGATATCCTTAAAAAGTATCTTAAAGTAGATCAAGAGATCACTGGTGGTAAACGTAAGAAGACCTATGATATTCAACCCACTAAAGGTAAACAGAATCTTGTTATTCCTAGACTGTCACCTCTAGAGACATTGGACTTCTTGGCTCGTAGGTCTATAGCTGAGACGATATTTCAATCTGCGTCATATCTGTTCTTTGAGAACTCTGACGGGTTTAACTTCTGTGATATAGAATATCTTATTAGAAGAGGTAAAAAGAAGTTTAAAACAAATACTAAACAGTACACATACTACTACGAGAACCCTAGAATCTCTAAACCTACTGGCGGTGTTCAAGACGATAGTAAGACATTTAAGACTATAATCGGTATGACACAGAAACACAAGTTTGATACTATCGAGAAGCTCAGGAACGGATACTTTGAGAATCAACTGTTCTCGTATGACTTTAATGCAAAGAAATTAAACGAAAAAACATTTAAGTTCATCGATCAATATCCTAATCTGAATACTCTAGGTGCAGGTGGAACTATTGCTGAAGCGTCTTATCCAGAGAACAGTATAGACTTTATTAGATCAGTCACTGGATCCACAGAAGGTGGTGATAAAAATGTAGCGGCTGCTGCGACCAAAGGTGCTGCAGCTGGTGCAGCAGTCGGTGGTGTAGCTGGTGCCGTGATCGGTGCTGCAGTCTTAGGTATATTCGAATTGATGAAGGATGCGCCACAGAGTAAAGCAACAAAGATCTTTTTGATTCCTAAAGACTCTACCCAACCAGATACATTTTTAGAAGACGTATATACTAATAGAGCTTCTTACATGACCCGCTTTGCACAGAATATGTTCTCAGCCGATGTGTATGGAGATCCTAATATTACTGTCGGTGATGTCATCTCGATTGAACTACCGGAGATTATCGGTACTACAGGTGATAAAGCATTGTATGACACCTTCTTATCTGGTTATTTTATGGTATCTGGTATTCACCATAAGTTGACTTCTGAGACTTACTATGCTACATTCGATCTATTCAAGAATGGCTTCTCTGAGCCTGTCATCTCTACTGATTCTGGTGAACGTCCTGAGCCATCTAACTCTGCATATCTAAATAATGCTGCTGAACTTGGAGTAAAAAAATAATGCATAACTTTATGGGAAGAGACGGTTTTTACTGGTTCTTCGGCAAAGTCGTTGATAGACATGATCCACTCTGCCTTGGCCGGGTTCGCGTACGGGTATACGGGATCCATCCAGATGATGAGAACCTGGTTCCAAATGATCACTTACCGTGGGCAATGCCTATTCAGCCTATTACATCGGCCGGAGTTGCTGGTGTCGGAAGATCACCTACTGGTCCTATCGAAGGTACTCAAGTTTTTGGATTCTTTGCAGATGGTGCAGAGTGCCAAATTCCATTCATTATTGGTACACTTGCTGGTGGACTAGGGCACTTTGCTCTTAATGTAGCATCTAACGTTGCTGATGCACTTAAGGCAGTCGGTGAAGCTATCGCTCCTGCTGCGACACTAGGACAGCTATCTAAATCATTCGTAGTTAAATCTGGTCCTATTGGTCAACGATTCATGAAGGACTATAGTCTGACTGACTACCAAGCAGCTGGGATCATGGGAAGTCTTGGACTAGAGTCAAACGGTATGCACCCAGATATTCGTGAAGGCGGCTCATATGGACCATGCTTTGCCTATGGTACGGTCCTTAAAGGATATGGATGGGCACAGTG